AACATTAGATGGAACTAAAACTCACAAGTTGGTATTAGAGGGGTTATTTGGTTCGTATGATAAAGTCATTTCCACAAAGGAATTGATTGACAAAAATCAACTTGCAAGTTTTAATATTAAATGTCTCGTATTGAAATACACAGAAGAAGATTGTAAAAAAATATACAAGTCACAATACAAGGATGAAATACAGTTTTTGATTTCTCATCACCAGAGAAATAAATTTATCAAAAACCTTGCATTGAGTATGAAGAAAAACACGTTGATTTTGTTCCAAATGGTTGACAAACATGGAGAAATATTATATAATTTAATTAAAGATTCTAAAAATATAGGGGATAGAAAAGTGTTTTTTGTTCACGGAGGAACAGAAACAACAGATAGAGAACTTATTCGTAAGATTATGGAATCAGAAGAAAATGCAATTATTGTTGCTTCCTATGGAACATTTTCTACTGGTATTAATATAAGAAACTTACATAATGTTATATTTGCTTCTCCTTCTAAATCCCGTATTAGGAATCTTCAATCCATAGGTCGTGTATTGAGAAAAGGTAAAGATAAAGATCAAGCTGTTCTTTATGATATATCTGATGACTTGAGAGTAGGGGTACATATGAATCATACTCTCAAACATTTTGTAGAAAGAGTCAAGATTTATACAGAAGAACGTTTTCCATACAAGATATATAAAATAGGTCTCAAAAATGAGAAATGTTAAAATAGTCCGAATGATTACTGGTGAAGATGTGATTTGTAATTTCATTGAAGATGATTATGGTACTCATATGAGTGAACCATTAGAAGTAACTGTAAAATTTGGAAAGAAAGGTGAACCTGCTGTGGTTCTAAAGAACTGGATACCACTAGAATTAGTAGTTGATAACATAACCAGGGTTAACCCCCGTAACATCATTGCTGTGTTTGATGTAAATGAAACTGTTATTGAATATTATAGCAGCACTATGGATAAGATCAATGATGCTATCGTAACATCAGCTAGATTGAAAGAGATGGAAGATGTGAATACAGAAGAAGAGATGATGGATGTTATGGCAGCATTACTTGAATCACAGAAGAAGACTCTACACTGATTGGTATATATTCCCTCTCCCTGAACTACATTCTTAGTATATACTAATTTTTTTAATTTGTCAAGCACTATTTTAGGTGAACATTATATGAGTGAAGAAATAATCGTAAAGAAGAAACGTGAGTATGTTAATAATGCAGATTTCTTGAACGCATTGATTAAGTATAAACAAGATACTGATAATGCAATTGAAAACGATTTACCTAAACCCAAAATCCCCAACTATATTGGTGAATGATTTCAGAAGATTGCAAATGGGTTATCACAGAAGCCTAACTTCATCAATTATACCTACAAGGATGAAATGATTGCAGATGGAGTAGAAAACTGTCTGATGTATTTCAGTAATTTTGACCCAACTAAAACTCAAAACCCATTTGCATATTTCACACAAATCATATACTATGCATTTCTCAGACGAATTCAAAAAGAGAAAAAGCAAATGTATATAAAATGTAAAGTCACAGAACAGATGGGTGTTTTGGATGAATATGAGTTGCAGGAACTAGAAGAAATGAATGGTACTCGTCAATTCGAACTATATGAAAATATCGCAGACTTTATAGAGAACTTTGAAACAACCAAAAAGAAAAAAATTATAAACAAATCAAAAGGGCTTGACAATTTCTTTGAAGAGTGATATAATGACACCTCATATAATTGTGTAAAGGTGTAAATCTATATTATGAAAGTTGCGTTAATAACCGATCAACATTTTGGATCAAGGAACGACAGTACATTGTTCCTTGATTATTACGATCAATTCTATAAAGAAACCTTCTTTCCTAAACTTATAGAAGAAGACATTAAGACTGTTCTGATTCTTGGTGATACATTTGATCGTAGAAAGTATATCAATTTCAACACATTACAAAGATCAAAGGAAATGTTCTTTGATAAACTTAAAGAAATGGATATTACAGTTTATATGTTGGCAGGTAATCACGATACTTATTTCAAGAATACCAACGAAGTAAACTCGGTTGATCTTCTATTAAGAGAATATGAGAATATTACAGTCATCGATAAACCAATGACCATTCATATGAATTATGAGAATGACACGGATGATATTCTCATGATACCGTGGATATGTGCAGATAATTATCAACGGTGTTTAGATGAGATTACCAACAGTTCTGCAACTCTATGTGCAGGTCATTTTGAAATTGCGGGGTTCTCGATGTATAGAGGACACCCATGCGAGGAAGGGTTAAAACGTGATATATTTAGGAAGTTCGATTATACCTTTAGTGGTCATTATCATCACAAGTCTTCTTCTGATGGGGTACATTATTTGGGAAACCCATACCAGCTCACATGGCAAGACTACGGTGATGAGCGCGGTTTTCATATCTTTGATTTGGGTAGTAGGACTCTTGATTTTATCAAAAATCCTTTCATGATGTTTGATCGTATCATATACGATGATACAAAAGATGTTCCTACTGAATTAGAAAATTACACCAACAAATATGTAAAAGTGGTTGTTGTAAATAAAACCCAACCGTATGTTTTTGATGTGTTTATGGATAAGTTGTATGCAGTTAATCCCGCAAACATTACTATTGTCGAAGACTTTACTGATTTGACAGAAGGGTTAAATGATGACGAAATCGACCAAGCAGAAGATACATTAACTATCATCAATAAGACAGTTGATACACTTGGTGAAGATATTGATAAAACTCGTATGAAGAATATTCTTCGTGAATTATACCTTGAAGCAATAAACAATGATAGTATTTAAATATGTTAGATGGCGTAACTTCCTTTCTACTGGAAATAACTGGACAGAACTTCAACTAAATCGGCATAGTGATACTCTTGTTATTGGTAACAATGGTGCGGGAAAATCTACTATGCTTGACGCTTTATGTTTTGTCTTATTTAGCAAACCATTCCGCAAAGTCAATAAACCACAGTTAATTAATTCAATTAACCAATCTAAATGTGAAGTTGAAGTTGAATTTTCTATAGGTAGTAAAGAGTATAAAATTATAAGGGGAATAAAACCCAACTTATTCGAAATATACTGTGATAATATCCTTTTAAATCAAGACTCTAAATCAAAAGACTATCAAGAGTATCTTGAACGTGTGATTCTTAAACTTAACTTTAAATCTTTCACACAAGTTGTTATTCTTGGTTCTGCTTCCTTTGTTCCGTTTATGCAGTTACCGGCTGCTGACAGAAGAGCAATCATTGAAGACCTGTTAGATATTCGTATCTTTTCTTCTATGAACCTCTTAGTCAAAGATAAGATGGCTGCACTAAAAGAACAAACACGTTCTGTTAAATATGAAATGGAGTTGACAACAACTAAGATTCAATTACAGAAGAATAACATAGAAGAAAATAAAGCACATAACGAAGAAGAAATCAAGAACAAGAAAAGTGAAATTGAATCTTCTCAATTACAATCAAGTAAACTCCAGAAAGACATTGAACTGATACAGAAACACATTAATAGTTTGTCATCCAAAATAGATGATGAATCTAAAGTTCGTGCCAAGAGTAAGAAAATACTACAAATGGAGTCTAAACTTGAGTCTACACTAACCAAGATAGAAAAGGATATTATTTTTTTCTCACAGAATGACCATTGCCCTACATGTACACAAACAATTAATGAACAAATTAAGAATGATAAGATAACCGAAAAATCATTAAAGAAATCAGAACTTCAGGATGGGTTATCCCAACTCTCCGAAGAATTACAGAAAACCAATAATCGGATTACTGCAATAGTGGAAATTAACAAAAATATAGTTAAACACATGAATGCAGTTACGGAACATAATGCAACTATTCGAGCAATCAATGAATATATAAGTAAACAACAGAAAGAAATAGAAAGACTTCTTGACCGCAAAGAAAACATTATTGGAGATAACTCTCAACTAAAAGAGTTAAAGGAACAACTTGCAGAGTTAATAAAAAAACAAGAAGAACTGTCTATTGAAAAACATTATTATGATTATGCTGCTGGGTTGTTGAAAGATACTGGTATCAAGACCAGAATCATCAAACAGTACCTTCCTATCATGAATAAGTTGATAAACAAATACTTATCAGCAATGGATTTCTTTGTTAATTTTAATATCAATGAAAATTTCGAAGAAACTATTAAGTCCAGACACAGAGATGATTTTTCTTATGATAGTTTCTCCGAAGGACAAAAAATGAGAATAGATTTGGCACTTCTCTTTGCTTGGAGACAGATTGCCAAAATGAAAAATTCTACTAACACAAACCTTTTAATACTGGATGAGGTATTTGATAGTAGTTTGGATGCGGTAGGAACAGAAGAGTTTCTAAAATTAATTCATGATATGGGGAACGATACTAACATATTTGTTATTTCTCACAAAGGCGACCAATTGTTTGATAAATTTAGGTCTGTTATTAAATTTGAACTTAAAGGTAATTTTAGTAGGATGGTGAAATGAGTATATTAGTTGAATACACAAGAGCGAAACATATAGAAGTGGAGAATCATCCATTTGTCCAATATATGTTAAAAGGTGATATTACCAAAGAACATTATATTCTTTTTCTTAGACAATTTCGAAAAGTATATGAAACTATAGAATACTATGGTGAAATGTCAGGTTTGATTTCTGGTTTGACCGACATTAAAAGGTCTTCTTATATTAGACAAGATTTAGTTGAATTGGGATGTGCTGAACAGGCAATAGATCACACAGAATATCTTCCTAGTGTTAAAAAATATGTAGATCATATAAGAGACTTATATTATAGTGATAAAAAGGATCAGATTATGGCTCATATATACGTTAGACATATGGGAGATTTATATGGTGGTAAGGTCATTGCCAGAATAGTTCCTGGGTCTGGTAAGTGTTATGGGTTTGAAGATAGACCCAAATTAATAAAAGAGTTGAATGCAAAACTGTCTTTGGATATATTAGATGAAGCATTAAAAGCATTCGATTGTTCTGCTTATATATTTGATGAAATGATGGAGATAATTAATGAGTGATTTGATTAGAATCAATACAGAAGACGCACTAAAGTTTAGTACCACACCAATTCAACAAGTTGATGTTTTTTCTTTAGTTGA